CGTAGTTAACGCCGTTCCTTTGTTGGAGTGAACCCATCCCTCTGGATGAGACTCCCAATGTAACGCCATCGTTCAACAATGCCTCAGCGATACGACCCATGGGAGTACCAACAATCTTGGCCTTACCCAGGAAATTAGAACCTTCTTGAACTAGTGATGTGATTTTGTGAGAAACGCGGTCAAGGTTGACAGTGGGTCCGTCGGGGTGCCCGAGTTCTCCCATGGCTCTGCCTTTATCGATATAATTTTCATTATACCTTTTAACTTCTTTAGCAAGAATACGGGACTCGTAAATACGGCCGTTGCGATTCTTGATATCACCCTGAAGGAAGGGGCCTTGGATGTAGAAAGATTTTTTACCATTGGATTCCTCAGTGAGAACCTCAACAGATTCAATCTCTTCTCTAATCAGTTTCATTTGTGGGTTCCTCTGGTTGAGCTTCTTGGTACTCGATATTTTCTGGATCTGTCATATCAACGACAGGGGCAAAATAGTTGTTAGCTACTTCGGGTTTGAGTTCACTGATAGAGGCATAAGAACGGGAAAGAAGTTCCTGATTCAATACATCAGAAGCTTCGGCGTTCTTTCCTTGTACAATGAGATCAATAAGTTCTGCAACTCTAGACATAATATTGTAGTAGATTTGAGTTATTTATCAGGATGGCATTGTTGAGACGCCACCACCTCCGCCGGCACCTGCCATACCACCCATGGCTCCGCCACCAGACATAGCAGGTCCACCACCCATATCCATATCACCGGGCACCCCCTCTGCCCCTGGTACACCTTGATACTCAGCGGACAGTTCCCCGTCTCCCTGCATACCAGGTTGCTTAGGTTTCTGTAGGAGTTGAGCGTTAGGATCGGGGATGATACCCACGTTACGCTCATAGGAGATTTGTGCATCCTGTTCCTTGATTTCACCGTCGGTGTAACCGAGGAGGTTATTACGTACCTGATATACAGAGAAGTACTTACCGATGTATGGTTCAGCCTGAGCAGCAACCTGGAGACGGTTTTGTAGAATCTCCATCTCTCTCAGTTCGGCAAAGTGATTGTCGTAAATAAAGTCGAACTGGAGGTGTTCCTTCATAGAGTCAAACTCTTTGGGGGAAACAACACCCTTCAGAACCAACTGAGTCTTCAGGAGATCAACAAACAGTTGGGCAAATCTCTTACGGAGACGGCCCACAAACTTGGCGAACTTCACTTCATCACGCATGATGTTATCAGATTTACCAATCTGGAAACCACTACCCGCATCCTGTCTAGAAATAGGGACATTCAATGAACGGTAGAGTTTATCTTGGAAGTACTTTAGATCTTCCAAATTGCCTAGGTTTTGGCCGCCAGGTAAGGTGGAAACTTCCGTTCCTCTGCCACCTTCTCTACGAGGTAACCAGTAATCCTCAAGCATGGACATATATCTCTTATCATCTCGAATTTCTCCAGTCGATTGGTCATAAGATATCTTGGTTCTATACCTTGCCATGGTGTCACGAAGATACTGTTCCGCCTTCGCCTTAGGCAAGTTACCAACATCAATGTAGAACAGACGTCTCTCAGGAGCACGTGCCATTCTGTAGATGACAATTTCATCCTCCATCCAACGGAGTTGGTTGAGTGATTTCTGTGCCTTGTTCAGGTAGGACATTACCTGTCCGGTATTACCGTCGGTTAATCCAGAGGTGATATATGAAACGGCATCACGAGCAATCTTAACTGTCCCGTTACCTTGACCAAGAGGTTGTCCGAGACTACGACCCATGTGATTCATCCCCTTCTTATTGTAGAGGAAGTATTCAACCACACGTGCTGGCATCTGACGTGAGGCTTGACCAAACACGTTGGGTTCCAGTGCCGACTGAGGTCTATTAACATTCTTCAGGTTAGGATTATGAGGTTGTTGTCTCTTGTACTCCCTCATCAACTTAATTTTCAGCGAATCAATGTTTCTGATGTCGGTGATTCCCCTTTCGGGGTTGTTGAGGTCGATGACCTTATGGTAGTAGAGTCTGCCGTCGATGAACCATCTTCGAAACATCTCATGCGACTTGTTGTTAAAATCCAGGAGATGCAAGATATAGCTAAACTCCTCTCTAATGATGGTCTTGATGCGTTCTGAGATATCAAGGTTAGATAGATCAATAGCAACGGGTGTGTCATTGGTATCCGATACGATGGCTTCGTTAACGATATCTTCAATGGCACTATCCACCTCAGGGTGGAGAGCCATACATCTATATTTACGAATTAGTTCAGCGTCTTTAGAGGCGCCACCCTCCATATCTACACCGTATCCCTGCAAACCACCAGCAGAAACCGTTACCCCGTCATCAGCGTTCGGGGGTACCGGAGATAGTTTATTAATTTCTTCGGTATCTTGCTCTTTATAAGAGAAACCAAATAGTCTAGTGTTACGATCCTGTCCCTGGAACTGTGTTGCTTGTGGGTTCACAACTTCAATAACTATTTTATATCCTTATTTATAGTACAAAAAAAGGGAGGGTATAAGCCCTCCCAGAAAAAATATTTGAAAAATGTATCAACTTGTGATAGCGTTGAGAGCGGAAGAAACCTCTCTGGGAACAGCAGATGTGTAAGGATCGCCATCTTCGATAGCACTCCAGTACTGAACACAGAAGGTAACACCGTAATCTTCAACAGCGTCTCTGGCGTCGAAGTCCAGGGAGATTTCATCTACCTGTGTAGGCCAGATACCTTCAAATCTGTAGGCTCTGAGTTGTGTACCGTCACGGTCGAGCTGTCTAACGATAGCGTTAGCGAAGTACTCGTCAAGTCTGGCACTACCCAGTGCATAGTTGTGGTTCTGAACAAGTTCAGCCCACTTCTCGAAAGCTTTACGCAGGAGGAACGATGTATCGTTCAGGACATTAACTGTCCAATCAGCGAAAGCTCTGTCACCCGATACCTTGAGTTGACGTCCTCTGAAAGGAACGGCAATGTTACCCACCGTGGAAGGTGGCAGTTGAGCTGACTTAATCAGAAACTGACCCTCTTGAGTGGCAAGGTTGGTGTCGGCAGTAACCGACGATGGGAATGTAAGTTCCACCTGGAACATGGTGGGGCGTACCCCACCACCTTGCAGTGTGGCCTTAAAGTCTGTAATACTTTTTTGAAAAGCCATGGTATTTTACCTAGAGGGATATCAGGTCTTGTTACGTCTGAAGAGTGCAATCGACTCGTCAAACGATACGCCTGTCTTAGTAGCGATGAAGTTCAGAGTAATGAAGTTGATGGAACGTGCTGGCTTGATGTAGATGTCAGCAATAAACTCGTTACGGTCGATGACCTCAGGAGTGTTATTAGTCTCATCACATACAACCAGGAAGTCGTACATACCTCTTCTGGACTGAACGTCTCTCAGGTAAGGATTGACGTTGTTCTTGAAGAGAGTTCTTGTGATTTCATCGTTAAACTCAAACAGAGTGTTACGGGAGATCTTAGCGATCTCTTTCTCCAGGACAAGGAACAGACGTCTGACGTTAATTCTGTCAAAGGCAGAACTGTATGCCAGGGCAGTCTTGTCACCAAAGAGAACAGTTCCCTCACCCTTAAATGTTACGACGGGGTTGATTCTGTTGGTATACAGATCATCCCTCATTCGCTTCGAAGGATTGTAGGGCAACTTAGTTACGTTGCGGATTTGACCTCTTGCGAAACCAGCTGGGGAGAACCAAGGCTCAGCACGGAAGGCAGTGTAGACTACCGTACCAGCAATGTCTCCGTTAAGAGGTACGTACATCTCAGAGCGATCTCTAAATCTGTCGTACTGCTGTTTGTAACCGGAGTCGATTACAGCATACGAGGAAGAAGAAACGCCGTCAGCAAATTCAACCAGTCTATCGGTAACTCTCCAAGGATCAGTTACGTTGATGACGAGATTACGTGGAGGAGAGATAAAGACCATACAGTCCATTCTCTGCTCACAGATCGAAATCAGGTTGTTTGCCAGAGCTGTAGCGTCATCCAAGTTATTTCTCGAAGGACCCTGAAGGATGTAGTCGAGGTCGAATACTTCTTCACGGTCAAACTTCTCATAACCATTGAGGATTTCTCCAAGTGTAGCGTAGAGGTTATCTACACCACCATGGAGGCGGCGAGCACCAGCGGCGATGTAGGCGACAGTCTTGTCGCTCTGAATCAGATCTCCAGGAGGGATAATTGTATCACTGAAACCAA